GGTTAATCACGGCTCCCTTGACTCTACCACATTCAGGCTAAGAATATTTAATAGAAATGGCTCCAGAGTTGGAAGATATCTTGCAGGCAATGATAAAGAGATATTTTTTATTAAAAACCCAAATCCGTATGGCAATTATAACTCACCCTATGGGTTCTCTAATCTGACGCCAATCCAAAATGAAATGGAATTGTATTTGCATAGTAACATTCACAATCTATCTAGCTTGACCAAGGGTGGACGGCCATCAATGATTGTGAAACCGAGAGAAAATCTTACAGATGAGCAATATACTGAGTTCATGGAAAGCATTCAGTCAAGCATTGCTGGCTCATCAAATGCGGGTGCTATAACTGTGCCGTCAATCCCATGTGATATTGAACAAATGTCGGTAAGCAATAAAGACATGGACTTTGAAAACTTAAGAAAAGCTACAGTTTCATCTATCCATACTCAACTTGGTGTTCCGTTGCCAATGGTTATGGCCGAGCAGATGACCCTTGCCAATATGGGGGCAGCAAATGCACAGTTTTACAATAACACTATTATTCCACTTGCCAACAGACTATTTTGCGAGATAACCGATATGCTAATGCCGAGATACATTGGGCATGATTCTCTGGTAATCACATATGACCGCAGATCAATACCAGCTCTTGAAGCAGAATCTGTGGAAAATGTTAAGCGGCGCGCATCCCTAAATGTTATGACCGACAATGAGATCAGAACTGAGATTGGGCTTGAGCATGTTGATGGCGCTGATGCAATATATAAACCAACTAATCAAATTCCAGTTGCCAGGGTTAGCGCCACCGCAAATAAAGATGATTTTGTTTCAGGTGAGGAAGCAATAAAATCGATAAAGAGAAAAATGCTGTCATTGGCTAGGCCTGACGGATCAAGGATATTCAAAGAGAATCAATAGTGCCCATACTAACTTCAGATTCGCAAGTCGATAACACCGTTGCCGATGAGCTAACAATAAAACTTACGCAGGAAGAGTTTCTCGCAAGAAGAATAAATAGCTTGTTTCGTGATATTGTGCGTCAACAAGGCAATAACCTGAGAGTTTTTGGCTCAGTTGAAAATTTAAATTCATTTTCACCAGAAATCGAAGAAATATTGGTTAATCATTATACTGGTGTGATGACCATTTTTGCAAACAACCTAGTAGGTCAGTCACTGCAGAATGCAAGACCTGAATCAATTTTCATGTTTCAGCAGCTCATGCGCGACAATATTTCTAATTATGCGCTTAGTCAGGCTGTTACACATTCAGACATTATTACTCAAACTAATCAACGTGACTTAGAAAAAGCTATCAACGCAACTCAAGGCCTGGCATCTGAGTCAATAATAAGAGGTGATGGGCAGATTGATTTCCCGGAAGAGTTTGAGCATGAATATTTTGATGAGCTTGATGACAGAGTAAATACAATTGCTATAACTGAGACACAAAATGCTGCCGAGCAGGCTAAGATTGACTCTGTTGATGCATTGATTGCATCTGGAGTGATTGCTGCTAGCGCCATCAGAAAGCAGTGGAACACTATTCTTGATGGAAGGGAAAGAGAGTGGCATAACGAAGCGGATGGCCAGACTCAAGAGGTTGGAATCCCATTTATTGTAAAAGGTGAGCAGCTTCAAAGGCCGGGAGACGCTACAAATGCATCTTTAGATAATATTATAAATTGCAGATGCACAGTAACTTATACAATGTTAGATGCCGGGGTTGTAAATCGTGATGCTTCTGGTAATGTCACTTTTTAGCAAGTAATTCCTGCGTCACGCCCAGGCTAGAGGCTATCATTGATTGACTTGATGATGCCTTGGGGCTGCTAACTCATTTCTGATCCAGTTTCGCCAATAATAAATTATTGTCTACGATGATGTTTATACCGTCAGCATGTTGCAAAGACATGTCGATATTATTGTATTTTATCTGATAAAATTGACTATTTTCTTATGGTTGCAAAAATTATATATGACATTTAAAGCCAAATTAACACATAAAAACCATATATTTGTTAACAATATGTTATTATTTTGTTAATAACTTGTGTATAACTATTGATAGCAAAAATATTTGTTTGCTATACTTTTATTGACTTAACTTTATTAAGCGTCAGCCGTGAGAAAAGAATACAAATCGCTGCCATTTAGCATTGAATCAAAGCAGGTTAATGATATAGATGGCCAAAAGACAGGCGTGCTAAAGGGCTATTTTGCATCGTTTTCCCGAGACCGGGGAGACGATATTATTTTGCCAGGCGCATTTAGAAAAACGATTCAAGAGCATAAGAGAAGAAGTGATAGACGTGTTCGCGTCTACTTTCAGCACAACCCCCTAATTGTTCTCGGTGGCGCGCCAATAGATAGCGTTTTTGAGGACGATTTTGGCCTTTTCGGTACTGTTGAGCTTAATCTTGAGACTCAGGACGGTAGAGAAAAATACTCGCAGGCGCTTGCCGGAAATATCAATGATTTCTCGATTGGTTTTATGCCAAGAGAGGTCGATTTTTATGAGGATGCAAACGGAGAAACAGTAAGAAAGCTGTTAGACATTGAGCTTTTTGAGGTTTCTCTTGTGACTGAGCCGATGAATATTGATGCGTTGGTCACACAAATAAAAAGATATCAGCATCTTTTGTCAACTGGACAGGGCATTTCAAATATTATGGCTAACATCAAAAATGTTGATAAGAAAACTGTAACTGCATTTGAAGATTATCCGCTAGCAGATAGAGATAGAGAGTGGGACGCTGAGGCTGCAAATGCTAGATGGCGTGAATTTACTAATTCTAGTGAGTCCCCATCAGATTCTTATCGTCGTGGCTTTATGTGGTATAACCAGCAGGACGCTGACGAATATGGTGCTTATAAGCTTCAATATGTAGATGTGATTGATGGTGTAGTTGTCGCTGTGCCGAGAGCAATATTTGCAATTGCTGGCGCACTTGATGGTGCTCGCGGTGGTGTTGACCTGCCTGGGCAAGACATTGCAGCAGTTAAAAATCACGTAGAAAGATATTATGAAAAGATGGGGCTAGAGGCTCCATTTAAAAACCCCATGAATGATGCTAATGACAAGAAAATGCTAATAACAAACAATATGCTTTTTGATGATTCATTTGGCAAAAGGGATTTTGAAAAAGTCTTGAGAGATTCAGGGTTATTTTCAAAGAGTGCAAGCGTAACGCTTGCGTCTGCATTGGGTTCTATTAGAGCTGATTCTAATGTCCATAATGTAAATGACATTAACGCGGGTCATGACGTATTATGCAGTCAGATCCAAGAGCTAACAAAACTAATTAAAACCAAATGGTGATAAATTATGACTGACTTAAATAAAATTACAGAGAATGCGCATAAAGCAGTCGCTGAGCTGCGTGAAACAGTAGAATCCAAATTTGCTGACCTTGGCGAAGGCAAAGAAAGAATATCAAAGATCGAGAAGGATCTTGACTCCTATGAGTCTGCAAATCAAAAGCTTGTTAAGCAGATTCAAGAGCAAAAGGCTGCTATGGAGCAAATGGAAGAAAAGTACAACTTCCTCGAGTCTAACTATGCCTCTATTCCTGCTGCTGGCGTTGATGCTAAAGCTATTGACGAGCAGCATAAAATGGAAATGAAAGCATTAGAATCATATTTCAAATATGGAAACAAGAGAGACTTTGACTTGCAGCAAAAGTATTTGCGCACAGACAGCAACACTAATGGCGGATTCTTAGTTCCGGTTGAGTTTGTTCGTGACATCATCAAAGACATCACCGAGGTTTCTCCTGTTCGTCAAGTGGCAATGGTTCGCCAAGCTCAATCTAAAAGCATGGAACAGCCAATTAGAACAGGCTTGTTGACAGCTGGCTGGGTTGGTGAAGGTGATACCGGCACAGAAGCTAACAGCACATACGGCAGTCGCATGATTCACGTTAAGAAGATATTCGTGCAAGTGCAAATTACACCAGAAGAATTGCAAGATGCTGCTTTCGACATGGAGCAAGAAATTCGTAGTGACGTCACTGAGCGTTTTGCTCAAGTTGAAGGCGCAGGATTTACAAAAGGAACTGGCGTTAACCAGCCAATCGGGTTTATGAGCGCTCCTGATGTTCCTGAAATTAACAGTGGTGTAGCAAATGACATTACGGCTGATAACTTCTATGATTTAGAGGCAAATTTGAAATCAGGATATTTAAGCAACTCCATCTATGGCTTAAACAGATTCACCATTGGTCGTGTTCGCAGATTAAAGGCAAGTGGTAATGGTGAATACTTATGGAGTCCAGGCAATTTGGCTGCTGGCGTGCCTAATGCTATTGCTGGCTATCCATATGTTGAGATGCCAGACTTAGACAGCATTGCTGCTAATAACTTCCCGGTGATTTTTGCTGACTTCCGTCGCTTCTATCAAATTGCTGATAGAATGTCATTAGAAGTTGTTCGTGACGATGTTACAAAAGCACTTGAAGGCAAAATTTTGTTTAACTATTTCTTGCGAGTTGGTGGCGACGTTCGTCAGCCTGAGGCTGGCGTTAAATTAAAAGTAGCTGTCTAAAATATTTGGGGGTGATAACACCCCCTTGATAATTGGAGAATAAAAAATGGCTGACAAAGACATTACAACACGCATTAATGGCACAACTTCATTGCCAATTATAACTATCACCTCAAATGGCACAGCTAATGGCTCGGTAATCGATATGTTTGGTTATGACGCTATTAACTTTGACTTTTTGAGCGGGAATGCAATTGGTGCTGATGTTACTGTAACAATGGAGCATGATGACGATGCTGGTTTTGCTACCGCTGTAGCAGTTCCATCCAAATTCATCATTGGCGAGCTTCCATCATTCCTTATTGCTGGCGCAGAAACCAACACCGTTAAAAGCGTTGGTTATGTTGGCAAAAAGCGATATGTGCGAGTCAGCATTACTAGCGCAAACTATGCCGCAGATACGCAGATTGCCGGCATTGCAAATCGTGGCGATGCGCGCGTAAACCCTGTTTAATTTATTAAACAATAGCCGCCCGAAAGGGCGGTTTTAAAGGCAATAGCTATGAAAATAAAATTTATCAAAGATTGTGTGTGGTCTTACAGTGACAGGCTTATTTCTTATAAGAAAGGCGAGCATTACGATGTTGATGATTGCCAGTCAGATGAAATTATCAAGCTTGGGTATGCAGAAGAGCACAAAGAGAATAAGACCACAAAGACAAAAAAATCATCTGTCGAAAGGAAGATGGATAAGCAGCCAAAGAAAGAGAATAAATCTATTTCTGCAGAAGAAAACAAATAAAAGGCAAAGAAATGACCACAAAAGTAACTGACTTTGTATTAAATATAGCAGATGAAGAGAACACTGTGACAATTTCAGCTGCGGGCAGCATTTCTACCACTATTCATACTCGCGGCGCTCCATTGATTGGGATTAGGACGGATGCAAATTTCACCACATCTGATGTTCAGATTATTGAAACTGATGAGACTGGGACTTTATCAAGTGTGATAAAAAACCCAGATGGAACAGTGCTTACCTTGAACTCAGTTCAGGCAAACAACACTGTTTACCTTTCCGCGCCGTGGACGGCTGCCGCGAAATATCTAAGAATTCAGTCTGTAACTCCTCAGGCCAGCGAAACAGTATTGACGCTGACTCCGAGGAGCATTTCTTAATGTTTTTTTGGTTTGATGAAGATATTTCACCAGGGGTGCCACCCGTCGATCTTGGCATGCTTTTTGATGATGGCGATGAAATGTTTTTTGATGATAACGAAGTCATGGAATATGACGGGTAAGAGGTAACTGATATGGGAAGAAAGTGGGCTGCACAGCCACAGGCTGGTGTATTATCATCAACAGATGAGTTTTTGGCAATTATTGCAAGCGCGCCATCTGGCGCAACAAAAGAGCAAAGGATTCCGGCATCATACATACCAACCTTTATCGGAAAAACAGATTTAGCGGTAGGCTATACACTAGATGGTGGCGTGTCTCAAAAAACATTAACAGTTACTGAAAACTCTACAATTGATCAAGATTTGTCATTTTTATCAGGACCGTCTTTTACTGGCCTAACAGTGCGAAGTGGCACAGGGGCTGAAAATGTCGTTATTTCAAATGATGACACAAATACAAACTATCTTACGTCAAATGGTTACCATAATTTTACTGGCGGCAATGTAAAAGCAACATGGCTTGATGTTGGCTCTGGTGGGGCTCTTGACACCACAAAAGGTATTAAAATATTTGAAACAAATCCGCATTATCGAATAGGTTTTGATAATACAGTTGCCAGTGGCGCTATCCAATACAATATTGATCTTATAGCAGATACACATTGCCATGCATTCACTGCCGGTGAATTTGGTGGCGTCCAAAACATTTTGGCATGCATTCGTGGTGATGGCAGAATGTCTATTAATGACAGTGCTCCAGAGTCAAATCTAGATGTTAATGGTGACGTCAGAATCCAGGATGGTGCAATTCCATCAGATCCAACAACTGGTCATAAATTATATTCAAGCGCAGGCGATTTATTTGCTCGTGATAATCTAGGAAACGTGACAAATATTACAAGCCCGCCTGACTTAAGCAAATGGAATGTTAGTGCGCCATATATAGAGCCAAAACCAGGGCAGGGTGTCAGTGGATTTAGGATAACAGATCCAACTTTAACGCAAAATTTCACATTTTTTCAGGGGCCAACAAACTGTACTTACAATACCTCAAATGGCATACATATTTTTAACGCTACCGTAAGGGCTACATCTGTTGATGTCCCATCTGGTGGCAGCCTTGATTCAACCAAGGGCGTTAATTTTTTTGGTAGCAATCCAAATTATAGAATAGGTCACGATGCAAGTTTTGGTGGTTATGCATCTCTAAGATACAACATTGACTCACCTTTAAATACTCATGGCCACGTTTGGTCAGCAGGAATATTGTCAGGATCGCCAACAGTTCTTGCAGTATTGCGCGGCGACGGGTTAATGGCAATAGGGGATCAACAACCGCAGTCATGGTTAGACGTAAAATTTGACATTAGGGTTGGAGAAACGACAACTCCTATCACTCCATCTGCTGGCATTAAGGTTTATTCAAAAACTGACGGCAACTTATATGCATTAAATAGTGCAGGAATAGAAAGCAACCTAACATCAGGGGCAACAGATAGTAAATGGGACAACTCATCACCTGGGGCTTTGTTCCCTAAAGATGCGCTGGCGGTTGATAGAATATTCATCAAAGATGCTGGTATGGCGCAAGCATTTACTATCCAAAACACTGGTGCAGAAATAAGTTACACTAACAGCTCAGGTGGTGGACATAGATTTGGTGGTGGAGATGTGTCTATAGGACTTCAAGCACCAGAATCAAATCTTGATGTTGCGTCAGACATTAGAGTGGGTGAAATTGTAACACCATCAAATCCAACAGTAGGTCAAAAAATTTACGGAAAAGCAGACGGTAATTTATATACACTTAATGCTGCTGGATTAGAGACTAACTTAACTGCAGCTGCTAGTGATAGTAAATGGCAGCAGACAGCAAGCGCGCTGTTTCCAAAAGATCCACTTGGAGTGGATACAATAACATTAAAAAATCTTGCTCAAACACAATCTTGGTTTGTTAATAAGACAGACACTAATGCTGAGTATAATAATACTAATGGTATCCATGATTTTCTACAGGGTGTAAAAGCAACATATCTAGATGCTGGGCATATATCTACACTTACCACAAGCAACGGGATAAATTTGTTTGCTGGAAATAATGACTATAGAATTGGGTTTGATAACCAGGGTGCAACTGTTAGCTGGATGCGTTTTAATATCGATGTTGCAGCAAGCACGCATAATTTTACCTGGACATCTGGGCCAATCACTTCAGCGCCAAATGTGATTGCAAGACTTAGGGGTGATGGAAAGTTTTCTGTCGGCAGCCAAGACCCTGAATCATCGATTGATGTTGCTGAAGATATTAGGGTTGGTGAGATATCAACGCCTAGCAATCCAACATCAGGAATAAAGATTTACTCAAAAACTGGAACAGATTTATTTGCTCTTGATACAGCAGGAACTGAGACAAACCTTATAGATGCAAGCTCAACAAGCAAGTGGGTTTATGCAGGAAATAATATACTCCCCGCTCCTTCTCCTGCCGTTGAGGGGATATCAATACAAGATTTAGCGAAGACTCAAGCTTTTACAGTCCTTCATAACGGCACTACTGTTATATATACTAATACCTATTCTGGTGGACCTCACTCTTTTGTTGGTGGCCCTGTTCAAGCAGATTGGTATTCACTAAGAAATCAGGGAACTTTAAATGCCGGAAAAGGAATTAGCCTTTTTGAGCTAAACAATGACTATAAAATAGGGTTTGACGATAATGGCGGTGGTAACGGATGGATTCGCTATAACGTTGACACACTAGCAGCAACTCATGGTCATGTATTTACTGGTGGCCCACTTGCATCATCAACCATATTGGCAAGCATAAATGGCCTTGGCGATATGAGCGTTTCTAATGACTTATCGGTTGGCGCAGACGCTGCTGTCTCCAACGATTTGACAGTTGGCGCAGACGCTGTTGTAACGACATCTCTAACAGTTGGCGCTCAAGCAAATGAGTCAACTATTGATTCTAGTGGTGATATTAGGCTTGCTGAAATTGCATCGCCATCAAATCCAACTTCTGGCGTCAAGGTATTTGCAAAGACTGATAATGACGTATACGCACGAGATAGCAATGGGGATGAGATTAATTTATCAAGATGGAATATTACAAATGTAAACACTAGTCCATATTTAACTGTTGCCTCTGACAATATTATCTCTGTTGACGCAACGACGGTATCAGTAACTGTTATTATTGATGCTTCTGTCATGCGTCGTCCTGTTGTTGTTGTTCCAAAAACAATTGGAGCTGGCAAGTCAGTTAATATTGAGCCTGCTGTTGGGCAAACAATAAATGGATCAACCGCTACTAGAGTTATTGCTGCTCCAGGATCTGAATTTTCAACATATACGATTGTTCCCATAAGCTCTACAGAGATGGCGATATCATCAATAGAGCCAGGCCCATAATAATGGTTTAATTTATCTATTTTAGTTTTATATTTAAGGAGAAAAAAATGCTGGTTAAGTTTGATGATAAATCCCTAAAGATGATAGAAGTTCTCGCGCATTATGCGCTTAAAGGGGCTGGGATTGATGCGTTGACGCAGGTTAATAATATTTTTGCATTTTTAAATAGTGAGTCTGAAATGGGGCGCCAAGAGGTTGCTCATGGTAATGAAGAATCAGATGGTTAAAACTTATAATACAATGGTTAATTTTGCAGGGGGTGTTCAGTGATATATTCAAACTCAGGGCACTCATCATTTGTTCCTGTTTCTCGCACCCCTGTGCCAATTAATTATACATATGAGGTTGTTGCTCAGAGAGCTGCATTACCGTTAACATTAAGCGAGGTTAAGGAACAGCTCAATATACCCCTGTCTTCAACTATAAAAGACTCTTATTTGACATTTCTTATTGAGGCGGTAACTGACTATTTTGAATCTTTTACAAATAGAATTCTAATTAATACAGGATTTCGCACATACAGGGATAAATTTCCTTGTTGCTCTAACTGTTTCATAATAAGAAAGGCAAAAGTAGATCCTGGATCTGTTTTAATAAACTATCTTAAGAATAGTGTTTTAACGCCTATTGATCCATTAAAATATTATGTAACTAGCCAAAATTCTTACCCAGGAATATATCTTAATCAAAACCAATCATGGCCAAATGATGTTGATATAAGAGTCCAGGCAATACAAATTGATTTTACCGCTGGATTTGGCGCAAATGAATCTTCAATACCAGCAAAGATAAAACTTTCACTATTGCAGCATATTGCAGCGCTTGATGCCAATAGAGGTGACTGTGATTCTGATGCATGTGCAAATGCATTGCCAAGTGCGGCTAAAAATATATATATGCAGTATAAAGTTGCAGAAGTAACAGCTTTTAAGAAGTGCAGGGGCTGCTAATGGGTAAGTGCAAGATAATAAACAGCAAAAGAACCAAAGTTTGTTATGGGTCTCTTGATATTCCAATAAAGATACACAACCGGACCATAACCGCTCCAGATGACAATAGCGTTGATTTCGGTTTAACATTTACTGAGGTTATAGAAGTGTTGGCAAATATTCAGACTATAGCTAACAAGACTGAGTTTGATGGGACAAATACCGAGAGAGTGGTTAGCGATGTTTTTTATATCAGGTATATTGACGGGGTGACGGCAGAGTCATGGATTGAGGTCTATAATGAGTATTATGATATTGTCAATACAGACAATATTGGTAAGAGGAATGAGTGGTTGGAGTTGAGATGCAATAAGCGTGGAACAACTAGCAAACCAGTCAACTTTGCGTAATGGCTATTAAAATAACGATAGATGCTCAAAGCAGGAAAGCAATTGCATCACTTGGGTTTATATCAAAGCGTGCTAAAGAAGGCATTCGTGCTGCATTTTATGATATTGGTCGTGATTTAAGAAAAGATATTAGAAACGATATTCTATTCGCTCCAAAATCCGGAAGAACATACCTTGTCAGGTTGAAAGGAAGGATTAAACGGCACAAATCCTCTGCTCCTGGAGAAACTGCGGCGAATCTTACTGGGAAATATTTCAATAGTATAGATTACAATGTTAAAGGCAGCAATCAATTAGAGTTTGGCAGCAGGGTCATTCACGGAAAATTTCTGGAAGAGGGAACTAGAAGAATGAAGCCTAGACCAGGTCTTGGCAACAGTATTAGAAAAAAAGAGTCAGAGATAGAGCAATATCTGGCGGCGGCCATTAAGAGGAATTTAAGAAAATGAAAGCTGATGATATTGTCAGACAATTGTTCTCGGTGGTGCCAAAGATTACAGGCATGTTTAGCGATGAGTACCAAATAACATCACTGGTTCGCTCTGGGTCAACTGTCACCGCAACAACATCTGCAAACCATCTAATGTCGACTGGCGATTATGTAAATATAGTTAATGCGCTTACGCCGGTAACAATATCATCTCTAACACGAGAAATACAAATTACATCAATAATTAGGGATGGTCAGATTGCCACAGTAACTACCGATGGAAATCATAATTTACCTGATGGAACAAATTTAAGCATTGCAGGTGCTTTGCAGCCAGAGTACAACATTACGACAGATATTAATGTAATCTCAAAAAACACATTTACCACTTAGTCAACGGATTGCCAGCCAGTCCAGCAACAGGAACAATATTGCTATCACTAACAAGTCTTGCAATTGCTGAGACCGTAAGTAACCATGATTTGACCTTATCTAAAAGAATCGATGGCAAGCAATTGACGGTTGATATCGATGGGGCTGACCAGCCTGAGTACAATGGTGTTAGACCACTTATAGCGGTTCCAAATAGAAGAAAATTTATATATGAAATAACTGGCAATCCTTCTTCTCCTGGCACAGGGGCAATATTCTTACGTACTGGCAGCAACACAAGAGACTATAATGGTAGATTCGAGGCAACCGTAACGTCGCCAACAACGTTTACCTATCAAATAACATCAATGCCAGAGTCGCCAGCACAAGGAGCCCCGTTGGCGCGTGTCAGAAACAGAATATCAAGAAGTGAAAGACTATCGAGGGCGGCTGACTCATATACAAGACAGCCACCAGGAGATTATTGGGCATATGTGGTTCTTGAGAATCCCGCACCAAGCCAAAGCAGGGCAACAGTAACTGATGCAACAGCAAGGATAAGCATAGGAACTGCATTTAGGCAGCCTAGAATTGAGCAGTTTTCAGTATATGTGTTTGCTCCAACTACAGATGAAATAGCGGCAGGGTTGGTGCGTGATACAATGCCAGAGGTTGCATCTATACTTTTCAAGTCACTGCTTGGCGTCAAGCTTCCGACAGCATTTTCTAATCATAGGCATGATGGCGTGATATGGTCTGGGGAGGCAAATGTAACAGATAATCCTGCTTACTATATTCATCAGTTTGTGTTTGAAACTACCGTTGATATTACAGCTTGTGATATCATAGAGAATGAAGATAGTGTAGCATTTAGAGATATAGAAATTGATTATATGTCTGAGTTTAAATCTTCAGACAACATAATCATGCAAAGTGACATAAACTTGGATGAAGACCCACTATGAACGTAAAAATAAAGTTAAATTATGACTTGGCTGGCTACAAAGCAGGTGATGCATTTTTTGTTGAGTGCGACAAGAATAATATTCCATTGGATATCTATTGGCGCAAAAGGCTAAAAGATTCAAGTATCGATAAATGCGTTGAGCTCGTTTTAAATGATTCAGAAAAATCTAATGATCTACATGAGCAAAAAAACGTGAATCCATCAAAAAAAAATAAAGGTGAAAAATAATGACAATTTCATTTCCTGGAATTACAGCCAATATTGTTGGATCGAACACAATCCAGAACAACCAGCCTCAGCGAGTGTTATTGGTTGGTCAAAAATCCGGTGCTGGAACCGCCCCAGCAGGTGAGCTTGTTGAAAATATTGGCAACAACGGCGAGCATAACGCCTTATTCGGTGAAAATTCAATGCTTGCCAATATGGTTAATGCATTTAAGGTTGATGGCTCAAATACTGTAACTCGCTTAGATGCTATCCCTCTTGATGATGACGGTGGCGCGACACAGGCAACTTCAACACTAACATTTGCTGGCACGCCAACTGCAACTGGCACATTTACATTGTATGTTGGATCTAAAAAATTCGCATATACTGTCAATGTGACGACTTCAGATACTCCAACATCTGTCGCTACATCAATGGCCGCATTGATTAACGCGGATTCTAAAGTGCAGGTTACCGCCGGTAGTGCCGCAGGTGTTGTTACTTTAACTGCTGTTAATGGTGGGCTTGAGGGAAACTTTATTGGTGTTAGAGCCGATGGCGAAGTTGCTGGTATGACTCAGACATTAACCGCGATGGCTGGTGGCGCAACTAACCCAACTTTAACCGGTGTTTTTGATCCTATTGATGGCATTAGGTACCAAACAATTGTTTGGCCTTCATCATATGATAGAGATGTAGTTAATACTTTATTAGAAAGCAGGTTCAATGTAATAAATAACATCCTTGATGGCATTGCAGTGCAAATTGTGCCAGAAACATTCGCTACATTTAAAGCTACTGTTACAGCGCTTAACTCAAAAAGCTTAGTTTTAGGCATTAACCCGCCTGTAGTTTCTGCGCCTGATAATAGATTTGATCATATGGTTTTTGAAGTACCAAATATGATTGCTTCACAAGTCGCAGCAAAACGATCGATTCGCTTAACTGATGGCGCAAATATTGCGGATGTGGTAGTTAGTGGCGCATCTGCTGATACTATCGGCGGGATTGAGCTATCAAGCTTACCATATGCTAACACTCCATTTCCCGCGTTGCCTATAATTGAGGCTGCTGACTTGCTGTCAAGGGCTGAAATTAAAGAACTTAATGATGCTGGTGGGTTTGTGTTGTCAAACAACATTGCTGGAAACACCTTGGTTTTAGGTCAGCTTGTCACAACTTACAAAACCAATGCCGCTGGCAATGCAGATATTACATTCAAATTTGCCAACTACGTTGATACTGCTGTCGCTGCGCGTGAATTTATCTTCAACAACAGTCAAGCTCGGTTTAGGCAATCTCGCTTAACTAATGGAGAGCTTACCGAGTTCAGAAGTATTGCTAACGAAGCAAGTATTGCTGCATTCTTAGATGCGCAATATCAGCTTCTTGAAGACAGAATGCTTGTGGTTAAAGGAGACCAAGCGTTAAGATTTTTCAAGGCGAATAGAAATGTTACTATTGACTTGGGTCTTGGTAAGGCGTCTATCAATGCAAAGCTTAGGATTCTAACGCAATTGAGAGAGCTGACATTTAACTTCGAAATCGTCTTCGACGAAGACAACACATTATAAACATAGGGGCTTAATATGAGTCAAGCAATTGTTGAAGCAGAATTAAATGCAGCTGGGCTAGTTATTCCAGTTGTTCCTAATTCTATTGAATATCAAGATGGCAGCGGAGAACAAAATATTCGCGTAGCATCTACAGGGAATGGCAGCACAACTACAATTTTTTCTAACAATGTAGAGATGAACAAAGGCATGGTTCGATGTAGTGTTTATAGTGATGCTGATACCATTAATAGCATCGAGATATTGAAATCTCTAAATAGCGGCATTCTTTTAACTTTAAGTCAAAAGCTTGATAACGGTTCGTTATTTACAAAATCATTTAATAGCATGGCATTAGTTAACCACCCAACGATTCAGCTGCAAGCTGATGGAACGATTGATTTAGAGTTTGAAGGCGGGAAAGCGGTATAATGCTAAAAATTAAAACAGAAATAACCTATGATTTATTGGCGCCAATTGTCATGCAAGATGGTAGTCAAATTTCATGCCTCACGATGAAAGCACCAAAAAATACGAGTAGGCAGTATTCTGCTCGGCTGGGCAAGATGATAATTTCTGCGATGAAAGAGGCCATGAATTCCAGCGCTGGAGATAAAGAAGGTTCTAATGATTTAGGCTCTGCAAGGAAGCATAAATCTGATGGGTTAGAGCTATCTGACGAAGAAAGTGCCGAGCAGTTTGAGCAGGGAATAATAACCGCCCTATATTCATCTGCAAGCACTGATATTATCGAGTGTCATGAGGTTTTTCAAAAGCTAATGACTTCAAACAATATGTGCACAATGGATAATGGCGCTCCAATTACACCTATTATATACAAAGAACTTTATTGTGATGATACTGATGCAATGCTAGCGAAATATTTGGCAAATTTTTGCATGCCCTCCCTGATGAGGCCAACTTTAAAGAAATAGATTACGCCATTTCTCAGCTAATCTATTATTATAAAGGGGGGGTAACATATTCAGAGGCTCAGGATATGCCTTATTGCAAGGTTCATCAACTTTTAGACCATGTTTTTAAAATAAAAACTAAAGAGAAAAAAGCAATAGAGAAACAGGGGGCGCGTTAATGACTTTTGCGGTTAAATGGAAAATTCAGGCAATTGACCAGTTTTCTCGTGTCGCTGAGCAGATGAGATCAGCAAATTCTAGGCTGACGCGATCTTTTGAGAAGCTTTCCAAGAATACAGAAGGATTCAATAAGTCGCTCAGAGAGGTAGGGAAAAGGGCAACAGACATTGGCAAGACGATGCAAAAGAGGGTTTCGCTTCCAATACTTGCAACAGGCGGCGTAATGCTCAAAACGGCATCAAACTTTGAGTCTGCCATGAATACAGTTGCCGCCACATCAAATTCCACTGAAGAAATGTTTCAAAGGCAGAGGGATGCCGCAATAAAGGCTGGTAGCGAAACTGTTTTCAGTCACACACAGGCTGCTGAGGCGATGAATGCTTTGGCAATGGCGGGAAGAAGTGTCTCAGAGCAAGAATCAATGATTGTTGATACTCTCAACCTTGCGTCTGCTGGCGGTCTTGGCTTGGCTGAATCTGCAACTGTTTTAAATAGCGCTCTTTCTGCTTTTGATCAACAGGCAAGTCAGTCGCAAAGGTTTATCGATGTTTTTGCAACTGCTGCATCTATTGCTGATACTGATATAAGAATGCTATCAGAAGGTCTAACAAATTCTTCTGTTCAGGCAACTATGGCGGGCCAAGGGTTTGAAACAACATCTGCTGCGCTTGGCATTTTGGCTAACAATGGCCTCAAGGCGGGAAGGGGTGGCACGGCTCTTGGGCGCATGTTCTCTTCATTAATCAACCCAAGCAACGAAGCACAAAAGGCGTTTGAGCAGGCGAATATTGCCCTTGTTGACTCAGATACTGGAAAAATGAGGCATGTTGCTGACATTCTTTCTGACCTTAAGCAGGCAATGGAGTTGAAACCTGGTGAGGATGTTAGTAAAGCATTATTTGCGATATTTGGTGATATTGGTGCAAGATCGGCATCAATATTAATTAGAAATTTAGATGCGTTTGTTGATGCTGAGAGGACACTAATATCTGAGTCTAGTGGTGCAGCAGTTAGGATGGCCAAGAGGAGAATCGATGGTGTTACAGGTGCCGTTCAAATGCTTGGTTCTGCTTTTCAGGATGTTTCTGTGTCATTCTTTGATGAAGAAACAATGGCATTTATAGAAAGACAAATAATATGGTTTAGGAACAATGTTGTCACGCCTTTTGCAAATTTTGTGAAGCAAAACCCATCATTCAAAAGATTTGTTGTGATAATGTCTGGCTTGCTACTTGTTCTTGGTCCATTGGTATTTCTTTTTGGGAAGTTAATGGTGATGTTTGCAGCTATGAAATTTATTGGTATTGCCGCGGGAGGATTTGCATTGTTAGCGTCTAAAATTTTACTTGTTGCTTCAGCATTAGCGTTGGTTGCTGCCAACTGGGATAAGATTGAGGAAAAATTTTCACAGGGTTCATTTAATCAGCTTGTAGCAAAGATTACGGGGTTTTCTCCTGAAATGTCTGCATTTCTTGGCGGAAAATCAGTAGACAATATGGCGTCTACAGGTGTTTTTAATGCTGACAATATGGCTGCGCTAGAAGCTTCAGTAAAAAATAACACCTCGATTGATGTAAATATTAATGACAAGAATAACAATGTTTCAAGCGTAAACAGCAGATCAAATGGGCCGGTTTCAGTTAACCTTGGTTCTAATCTTAATGCGCTGGGATAAAAAATGGCAGATTTAGATTTTTTAAAGACATTTCCCGGGCAGTTTAGATGGGCGACGTTTCTTATACGCAGTGCATCAACGACAAATGGGCGAAAATCTGTTGTTCATGAGTTTTTAAACACAGATAGACGTGTTGTTGAGGACCTTGGTGGTCGACTGGATTCATTTAGTATCGAGTGCATAACAACAAGAGGTCGCACAGGTTTTAATGGTGACTATGAGAGAAACAAGCTTGCGCTTAAGCGGGCATTAGAGGCGGAAGGTCCTGGACTGCTAATCCACCCATTTTTTGGAAAAAGGGTTGTTAATGTAATTAATTTTACAATTAATGAATCAATGACAGAATTTGGCACGGCAAACTTCTCAATAACGTTTGAGCAATCAAAGCCAAATATATTTCCTTCTAGCTCTAACAGTGCCAATAACGTCTCTGGGATTAATAGTAGCGCGAATAGCGCATTTAATTTTGTATCATCAAATATTGGCGATAGATATAAAGACTCCAACATATCATCAAGAACATTGCTTGATAGTGCAAACAAAATTAGATCTGTTGGCGATCTTTTTGAAAACATTTTCAATAGGTTTAGGGCTGGATCTGCACTTCCAAACGAGTTTTTTAGAGATATCAATAATTTCAAGAATGACTCGCTATCCCTCGCGAAAGACTCTGTCACATTGGGTAAAAGAATAATAGGCTTGTTTAATAGCGCCAATAATTATGCTATTGACAGCCAAGAAGCTTATGACATCGGAGTTTCAACTTTTTCTTTTGGTGATGACGACATACCAATCATAGGAACAACGGTTGACTTGCTGGACAGAAGAAATAATCTAACAATTATAAATGAAACAGTACAAAGTGCTGGGCTTGTTCAGGCGTACAGGAGCGCAGCGCTAATTGATTTCGACACGCAATCGCAGGTTAATTTTGCAATAAACACACTAGCTTTGCAATTTGAAAAGTTTGAATCATTCACACTGTCAAACCAAAACATACTACAACAAGTTAACAATCTGAGAAATCAATTAAGAATATTGCTTGACTCTGTAGGTCTTAGTTTGTCAGAAGTGGTTACAGTTAAGACTAATCAAATCCCAATGACAGTTTTGGCCTACAATTATTATGGCTCTACTGATAATGTTGATGCATTGCTTGGTTTAAACCCAAATCAAGAACCTTCTTTCGTTGAAGGTGATGTGGAGATTTTCTCACAATGACAAATAACATTATAGTCTCTGTTGATGGCATTTCATATGATGGGTTTAAAGAAGTATATATTCGTCGATCTCTTGATACTGTCTCAGGGTTTTTTCGCCTAATTGTAAACTCTCATGATGTTAGTAAGTTTCCACTTAAAATGGGGCAGACGTGTGAAATATTTATAGACAACAATCAGGTTATCAATGGATTTATTGAAAAAATTGATGTGATTTATGGTGCATATCAGGGCTCTCAGGACCACAATCTGATCATTGAGGGAAGGGACAAAACCTCTGACCTTGTTGATTCAACGCTAGACGGGGAGTTTACTTATAATGGTAGTACTTCATTAGTAACTATAATTTCTGATGTTATATCAAAAATAGGCATTTCTGGCGTTAATGTCATAAATAATGTGCCAGATTTAGAGTCATATAATGATGATTATATTGTAAGCTCTAGTGTTGGAGACAATGCATTTGAGTTTCTTGAGCGATATGCAAGATTGCGCGAGGTTTTGCTGACAAGCGATGGTCAAGGAAACATATTGATCACAAGGGCGGCTGATGGAAACCCTACATCATCACTAATTAACACAAAAGAGTTAGGAAATGTAGGAAATATAATTTCTGCTAGGATGGTGTATGACAACACAAAACGTTACTCAAAATACACTGCTTTTTCGCAGGCTCAAATATCTTCCCTAAACTATTTTGCTAGCAACACTAATGATTTAACAGATATATCAGGCCAGTCAATTGATGAGGGAATTAGGGGTAGCAGGCTTTATAACTTCATTAATGAGAATAATGCAACAAGAGAAGAATGTGAAAAAAGGGCGAAATGGGAAAGAAACTCAAGAATATCACCATCTAAGGTTTATGTGCCGACAGTTTTCGGCTTTCGTGATGGTGATTCTAATACACTTTGGAGCCCAAACAAAATAGTAAGGGTTCAGGATGAGTTCGCAAACATGTCAAGCGATCTTCTTTTGAATGTTGTTGAATTTAGCCAAGGGCTTACTGCCGGATCAAAAACAACACTAACCTTAATTGACAAGGACTCATACTCAACTAAAATTGCAATTAGCAGGAGTGAGGAGCAGTCACGGCTCGAGGGGCGTGATTTTGGTGTCGAGTATTTTACGCAAACAGGTGGCTAGTGAGTATAAAAAGCATTATTTGCAATTTAATTAAAAGAGCGACACATAGCGCAAACCTTTCTGATGGTGGCAATTATGCTGTTCAGCAGTCAACATACATGGGAAAAAAAACAGAAAATTACGAGATGATTTTCCCTTATGGATTTAGCGCCAATCCTACATTAAACTCTCTTGTATTGTTATTTAATGTTAATGGTCAAGAGCAAAATCTTGCTGGTATTGTTAATGACCCACCAAACAGATTTAAGGATTTAAAGCCTGGGGAAGTTCAGGTGGGTAGCTTTGACAAGAAGACAAGCATTAAGTTTAACTCTGATGGGGATGTTATAATTAACTCGCCGTCGAATGACGTTATTATTGAGGCCGCAAAAAATGTAACTGTTAGCGCACAAAGCGATGTAACAATAAATGCAGCAAATGACATTAACATTAATTCTGGGGCTGATATAACTGTAAACTCAGGTAATGAGGTTACCATTAATGCAGATTCAAGCGTAAATATTGATTCGCAAGGTGATGTTTCGATAGATGCATCTGGAACTGCTACAATAGACGCAACATTGTTTACCATAAACTCAGATGCCGTAATCAATGGCAGCCTAACAGTTAATGGTGAGATTATTGATATAACAGGTAAGAAGGTAAGCGACATTATTACAAATTATAATGCCCACTTCCATACTGATATTGGTGGTGACCCAACATCAGGACCAAGCAACCCGGTATAAAAATGGCTAGTGAAAGTAATATTGTAGATTTTGATTTAACGGCAAATGAATTTGGCCTGTATGATATTGCGTTGGACTCAGACGGCGACATATCAAGCGTTCAATCATTTGACACAGCAATATTGATGTCATTATTTGAGGAAAAGCGTGCTGACTCTAGCGAGGTTGCCATAACCCAAAACAGACGTGGGTACTGGGGAAATGAATTTTATCAAGATGTTGCCGATCGAGAGCAGGGATCAAAGATATGGCTTTATGAGCAAGCAAGACTAAATCAAGACACAATTAATGGCATTGACGATGCTACTAACGATTGTCTGTTATGGCTTGTTGAGCAACAATTTATAAAGTCGATCGACATTAATGTTAATAGTCAGCGTGGGGTTGTTGTTGGAAATGTATCACTCGTAAGATTTAACTCTCAAACAGAATCAAAATCGTTTATTCTTTGGGAAAACACAGGGAAATAATTATGCCTCTTGATATTCCAACAAATAGAAAAGAAGTTATCGACAGATCGAAAACTGATGTAAAAAATGAGCTTCCAGGGTCTAACCCGTTCCTACAAAACTCATTTGTTGGCTCAATTATTACAGCAGCAGCAGGCAGAAACTTCGATTTTTATATATTTTTTAGTCAGTCGGTTGATAACCTATTTCCTGACACAGCTACAGGTGATTTTGCTCAAAGGTGGGGAAATTACGTTGGGGTTAACCTGCTTCCTGCCACGCAGTCAAGTGGCTTGATAACAATGAGGGCAAGCTCAACGACTAATGTGCCCATTGGAACTGTTTTGCAATCATCCTCCGGCCTAACATTTACTACTCAGTCAGCAGTGACGGTACAGAACACTATATATTCCTTGTCTTCATTAACAAGAGTCGGATCCACAGTAACGGCAACCACTACTACTGATCACAATCTTGCAAGTGGCGTTATTGTTACTATTGCAGGAGCAGTTGAGACTGAATACAATGTTTCAGCGCCAATTATTGTAAATTCATCAACAGAGTTTACTTATGAGATAGATACAACGCCAACAAGTCCTGCAACTGGCACCATAACCGCATCATCGATAATCGGTTCAGTAAATGTAGTCTCTGACGGATTTGGCGCAGCCAATAATATCAGCACTGGTGACTCATTATCATTAGTAACAGGTATTGCTGGAATTATCGATCCTGCATTCGTGCAGATTGGTGGTTTGACTGGTGGAGCTGACATTGAGAGCGATGAGGATTACCGTGAAAGATATTTGTTTAGATGGCAAAATCCAACCCCATGTTTTAATGTTAAAGATATTGAGCAGACAGCGAAGCTAGTCGATGGCGTGACTAGAGTATATGTTCAACCAATAACGCCGGCTGTTGGTCAGGTATCTATTTACTTTTTGCGCGATAACGATCCTGGTGGCCCAATACCAACGCCAGGACAAGTAACGGATGTAAAGAACAAGCTTTTAACAATTGTTAATGCAACGACAAATCCAGATGATGTTATTGTATCAGCACCAACACCGGTTATTGTTAACTTTGCATTCACAGCAATCACCCCAAATACAACTGCAATGAAAGAAGCGGTAACAGCTAATCTTCAACAGTTTTTTAGGGAGGGCACAGCAGTTGGTGAGGATGTGTTGGAGGATGCTTATAAATGCGCAATATTTCAAACTGTTGATATCTCTGGCAATAGGATAGAGTCTTTTACTCTTTCTTCGCCAATTGGTAATATAGCTGTAGGATCAAACGAAGTTGCAATTTTAGGTACGGTTACATATCCATGACGACTATCATAGATAGAACATTGACAGAGGAAACAAATGCATTTGCGAATTATTTGCCAAATGGAAGGATTTTTGCCGCAAAGAACAAGGAAGATGCAAAGCTTAGACAGCTTATAACTGGTATTGCTACTGAAAACCAACGTGTTGGGGCTTTAATTAATCAGCTTCTTCGTGAGCATGATATCAATAATACTACTGTATTGATTGATGAGTGGGAAAGGGCTGTAGGAATTCCTGATGATTGCTTTCAAGAAACGACATCATTACCTATTGAGCAACGAAGAAGGCAAGTCATTGGCAAGCTCTTTATGCGCGTAGCATGGACTAGAGATGATTATCTTGCGCTGGCTGGTATTATATGGCCTGGGATGCCAATAGATATATTTTATCTACCTGGCGAGTTTTTTACTGCGAGAATGAGATTGCCAATGTCATTATGTGATGCCGTGTTTCCATTGCCATTCCCTTTGCCTTTTGGTGGGTGTCCAAATGTTCAGCAGGTGTGTGTATTTAATAAAATAAAGCCTGCCAACAGCAAAATAATATACATTTTTGATTTATAGGTGAGAAGATGGAACCAATTCCAAATAAAGTAAATTTTGTTGATTTCCTGGATGCTCCAACAGAATTTAATCCATGGGTTACAGATGTTCAAGCATGGATAACAAGCTCAGGGCAGACTGTCGGTGGGAATAATGTTCAGTTCGCCAGATCTGCATCAATTTATGCTGGCCAATCTACCTATTATATTGATAGTGGCACAGTTAACAACTTTGTTTTAACATCTCCTGGCACCATTGA